TCGCCAGCATTGGAACAGTCCGCTTCGCTGGCCTGGACCGTGGATCGCCCTTGGGCCACGATGCCGTTTTTGCCGGCGTGCGAACAGTCGCACTTGTCGATGACTGCATTGGACCCGTTGTCTGCAAATATCCCGTTGCTCCCGGCGTTGGAACAGTCCGCTTCGCTGGCCCAGACTCGGCCATTGTCTAGGCTGATGCCGTGCCCCGATGCCCCGGAAAATATCGCATTATCAGCAATCGCAGATGAACCGTTCAAGATCATCATGCCCGAGCCTTTCGCATTTTGGACCCCGGCTCCGGGCAGAACCGTTGCTCGGGCGTGCTCGTACAGCAAAATTCCGGGGTAGTCGTCTGCCCCGGCGGCACCCATTGCAAACAACACCCCGATATTCGGCAGAACCGCCCCCGACAGTCCCGAGAATGCGGCCTTGACCCCGGTCCCAACCGGGTACTCGTCCACCAGCCCGGCGGTGTCAATGGTCGTCACTGGGTCTGCCCCTTCGATTGTGATCCACCCCAAATCAACGCCCTTAACAACGACTTGCTCGGCCATCACGAACCCGGATAATAATTGGACTGTGGCAGTAAATCCCCCGGCGATATAGGCGGGGTAGTATTTGGCTGACAGGTCTTCCAGGGCGGCATTGATTGTCAGGTAGTCCCCACCCGCCCCCACGGTGACGGTAATATCGGTTGTCCTTGGTGCAATCCCTGCCGCATCCCCTGCTACCAGCAGCCGCACCCAGTACGGGCTACCGTCGGCTGGTTGTTCGCCGTCATTGTCCTGGGTCGCCTGCCAGGCCTTGCCTGCATGGACGCAGACCGCCCCAGTGTAGTATTCCTGGCCATCGTCCCATTCCGCCACCCCCATCTGGTGTAGGTAGGCCAGCAACTGTGATAACGTGTAGCCTAGGGCGTTGAAATCCTGCATGGTCGGGGCATCATTGACACCGACAATGCCCCATCCCCGCAGCCATTCCGGGGTGATTTGGCTGTCTAGGTCGTCAGACTGGCTTTCCATGCCGAATCTGGTCCGCTCATTGGCCTGTGCTGCCCCTGCAAATGCTGCAAGGTTTTTTACTCTATCGATTTTCGCCATCATATCCCCCTAGAAACTTTCTCGCCAATGTCCCGACGCCAAACCCCTTGGCGTTCGGATTGCTGGAAAATCCAAAATAGCCGTCCTGCGCGGCCTGGATAACATTATAGTACACTCCCTGGGGCCTCGCTAACAGCCCCAGGACAAATAATAGTCGCAATTCCGACAAGGGCACGCCCGGATCAACGTACAGGGTCAGGCTCATGTCGTAATTATCAACTACCCAGGCCCGGCCATCACTGGCAAGCTGGATCGCCCCCTGGATAGACAGATAATCCGGCGCTATCATTTTCGCCTTGACGTTGTTGATTGCGATTTTGGCCTTCAGGAAGCGGCGATACGATTCGTCACCTAGCGTTGTCCAGCCATATTTTAGCTCACCCCGTCGATAGAACGGGGCCTGCCCAAAACCCCGCGCCCCGGCGTGACCGTGGAATCCGAAAAATTCCAGGACTTCAAACGTCTGTACCCGGCGATTTAATCCGACAATTCGCCCGATGATGTCCAGTTGCCTTCCAACGGCCTGGTCAACGTCGAAGGCGTCGGCGAGTCCTAGCAGGACATCAGCAATCGGTGCCAGGGTGCCCAGCCGGAGGGCAATATCGGCCCGGGCCTTGGGGCTGCGCCAGTATTGTGAAATCAATAATTTTTCGTAACTCTCAATCATACCACCGTCACCGTCACGTGGTCAGGGGTCAGGCCGAGTATCTGCCCCCGAGCGATCGTTATCTCACCGTCTGTCCACGCACCATAGGTTTTGATCTCCAAATTCGTCAAAACGTAATTGGTCCCGACGGAATACGCCGGGCCGTAAAACTGGTTGGCCTGGACTGATTCACCGATGTGGAATTTTCGGGTACAGATAGCAGCCTTGATTGCGTCTGTATCGATTTGGTCGTCGCCCCTTTTGGTCGCCGTGACCTGTACATACAGGCACACCCCTTCCGGGCGGTCAAATTTGACAGTGTGGTAAATCGGGAATTGCGAACCGTCGGCCCGTGTCAGTGTCTCTGTGTAGATTTCCTCTTCGCCACCAACCACGACACATCCTGCCGTTCGGTCAACCGCGATAACCTGCGCTATTGCGGCCCTGTCTCCACCCAGGATAACGGGCCAAATTGAATGAGGCGGAAGCCCCCCCTGCATGACGGGGTACGGATTCTCATACACGATCGCATCGATGACCCCCGGAAGGTCAAGTAGTTTGGCAGTCAGTCCCCCGGCGGTGGAGTGGCTCGGTCGCTGAACGCTGGCCCAGCGACGTTGCCGGAATTCCGGCTCGGTTTCGTCAGGGGAGCCGGCAAAAACGGTCGGTGTTGGCTCGATGCCGACAACACCCACAACGGGCGTCAGGATCTCAAATGTCGCATCTGTCGATGTCGGGACATTGGCCCATTCCACCGACTGAAAAGTCACCGTGTGGGTACCTGGAGCCAATAGCTGGTTGGCTTGCGGTGTTTCCCATTTGTCACCGTCTGTCTCGACCGTGAAACCTGCTGGAAGGTCAACTTTTCGATTTGTCTCGACCTCCAATTCCCACAGTGTACGCCCCCCCGGCCTGGGTGTTATCCCGGCGAGTTTGGCAATCGATCGCAACCCCTTCCCTGTCGCAAGGTCAGGGTCGAAGCTGTTGTACACGAGTAATGCCAGCTCCTGCAAATCATGCCTGGCCTTGGCCTCGATTCCGACCCGCTGACCGTCGGGTGTGTCCTGTGTTAGTTGCAAATCGGCCCCGTAAATCTCCCGATAACCAGCTATCAGCTCAGCCAAGATATCTGGCAACTCGTCAATTTGAAGCCCGTTTTCGTCTAATTTCATATTTCCACCGTCAAATTGGCCTCACCTTTGTAAATGTCGATATAGGATAGCGAAATAGTGGCCTGCCTGCCGACCAATCGCATATCGAGCCCGGTCAAACGGACAACCCCCGGTGTACCTAGTGTCACCCGTTCGACCTCGCGCAATATCCGTTTTTGCGTTCCCCTGGCTCCGAGTAGCTGTAACCAGTCAATCCCGGCCCCAATATCCAAAAACCAGTCGTTTTTGAACGAACGAATACGGGTCTTGACGCACTGCGCCACGGCCTGCGAGCCGCTCAGGTGCTGACCCATTGTCCAATCGTCGAACTTGTCGAGTCGCGAAACTCTCATTTATCCCCCCGGTGGTGTTGGTGGACTCGGTGGCCCTGGTGCGGCGGTCGGGTGAACGTGCGTATTCAGGCTCACGCCTGTAACCGTCTTGCAATCGGCCCCCTTGACTTCCCCGGTCGCCTCAATGTTGCCGCTGGCGTCGATACTGCCACCGCTGGAAACATCCCCATCAACAGTAATCTTGCCTGTGACGACCAAATCCCCATCGAGGCGGAAGTTGCCGAACTGCTCGCTATCCCCCTGGATGGTCAAAATTTGCGGTAGTGTTATAGCTGCTTGCAGGGGATTTACTCCCACAATGGCGAATCCGTCGCTGTAGTCGTGCATCCTCATTTCTGCCGGTGGCTGCTCGTCTTTACCTTGGTACCAGCGGTCAAAACAACGCTCGGTGAAAACCAACAGGCAGTAATCGCCCTCGGCAATCGGCATGGCCAGATACGAGCCGCCCCCCTGCAAGGTCACCGGTGGCACCTCGACAAAGACGGGTAACTGCACCGACTCCCCATCGATGACCCGATTAATCACCGGCTGCACGTCAACGGTCGTTTCGTTGACCTGAACGACCCTGGCAACAGTCGCTGTGTGCAGGTTGCCCAGCATTTCTCGAAGTGCGTCCTGCATAACCTGATATAGAGAATCAGCCACGGGGCACCTCATAGTTTGGGGCCTTGATACAGACTACCAACTGACTCCAATCGTCGCCGTCGGTGTCACCTGATATAGTGATGGCCTTGACCTTGTAAATCCCGTCTAAATAGTGGGTAAAAACCGTCTCCAACTTAATCAGACCACCTAACTTGATCGCCGGATTCATCATCGTTGCAAAGGTCAGTTCGTTTTTGTCTGCCTCTGGCGTGCCAATCAAGCCCGTCTCGGCACTCACAACCGGTGCATACCCCTCCCGGACGTCATATTTACCCAAAACAAAAGCCTGCT